GTTTTTTTTTGGCAGCATAACGCTTGTCGTAAGCGACGCCATTTTTAATAACTTCAATACCACTATATAGATCACCTAATTTATCTTTCTTCATGCCTCTTGGCATATCCATTATATACACCTTCTTGGTCTCTCTACTACATACCCATTGGAATATATCATCCATTAATCTATAACATGGTACTTCCTCGGCTATACCCCGCAATTCCATCATTTCACTAAATAAACTCTTACCATTATTTCCGTCACGGTCGTAAATAAGGTCTATTTTTCTCAAATCAAATTCACTTAATTCAGTCATTAATTTATCTTGCCAAGGTCGGAGACCCCACGATTGAAATAATTTCATCTGTCGGGTTAATACCTTGGGTTCTATCTTGTCGGACCATGGTCCGTCAATTCTACTATCTTTCTTCATTACATAGAATGCCTCTTTCAGGTGTTCTTCATTTGTAGTTGGTTCACAATATTCAGGTTTGGGATCTAATAATTTTAACACTTCATGTTTAAATCTCTTTTTCTTTATTAAACTAATTCGACCTTGCCAATGCTCATAGCCACTGTCCCCCCGTTCCAATTGAAAGACGTAGTGTTTGGCAACTTCTTTAAATGATTCTATAACATCATGTTCAGACTCAAAATGTTCTTTATTGTATCTTAATTCCCATACCCACTTACCATTAACTTTATCACTCATATAACTTATACTATAGAAATTAATTTCTTTGGCACAAATATAATAAAATAAAATGACAAAATACTATCCTAGAAAACAAGCTGCACCACCAACTTCACGCAAAAATAAGGGAACTCTCGGTAGAGGGTTAACCAAGTCAATCAAAAAAAAAGCTAGAAAAGCAATTGATAAATCTCAATCAACAGCAATTATGAAATTATCAAAACAGGTTAAGTCCTTACAGATGTCAAAATATGGCAAAAGACAACAAAATTTCCAAACAGTAGTTTCACCTCTTCAGCCTCGTGATGATAGACCTATCATGTTTGATCTCACCGATTTCACATGTCAAAACTCTGCACTTAATGCTCAGGGCTGCCGAGTCTTCTCATTAGACGCTGCAGGTATTCCATCAGTAATAACTAATTGGGAAGTCGCACAACAGATCGGTAATCCTTTTTGGCAGAATCAGAATTTAGATATCGTGGATACTGGTTCTTTTTTTCCCCGTTATGCAAAGTTAACATTAAAATTTACCGGAAGACCTAATCTCGTCGATACTCGTATCAGGGTTGATTTAGTATCTTTAAAGGCTGCTGCATTTAAGGCTAATAATCCTGGAGACCCAACTCTGGTCCCACCAGCATCATTACCATATTTACAAAATCTAGCTACACCTACACTTAATAGAATCAGTCGAGAATATTTCCATATATATCAAACAAAATTTGTATACATGAATTCAGCGGTCGGAGACCCAGATGTTGCAAATTCGGTAAAGGGTACTACCGGTAATACTAAATGGATCACTATGGAAGTTAGACCTAAAAAAGCTCGTTATCAGTCAAGAACATTCCCAATAGCATCGACATTACAACCAACCGTTCCACAAGTAGAGCCACAATTCGGAGCATTTGGGCCTACAAATTCGCCTATAGACCAACCACTATGGGTTATCATTAGCATTAATAATCCAGGAGGCACTGATCCTGGTGATACAGCTGTAATATGCACTGCATCAAGATTCGTACAATGGTCAGACACTATAGGATCTGGTAATATGTAAACTAGCGAAGCTCTCTATAACTCTGCTGTCTAGTATACTCAGCTATAGCAACTTTATGTTGCCATGAAAGGCTTATGTAAAATTTTAATTTTACATAAACTTTTATGTCACGCATGCAAGGGTAGCAAACCGCGGCTTGCGGGCCCGGAGGGCACCAACCATGCACTTGTGCCAATTGTGCCAGCTATTTAAATATATATATATAATAAGGATTTTCAGTTCGTTATTCCAGGAGACTTGCTCTCCGCCTGAAAATCCAAATCAGATGTTGGATCGAACTTTACGAGATCGTCATCTGATATTTTCCATAGTTGCCACCGATCACGTGATAATAAATCTAAGTGTGGCAACTCATTTGTAAAGACCGCGATTCGGGGTCGATCAAATCGTTTTTTTTTGGCAGCATAACGCTTGTCGTAAGCGACGCCATTTTTAATAACTTCAATACCACTATATAGATCACCTAATTTATCTTTCTTCATGCCTC